CATAAATATAGGTATAAACGTGGACCAAACAGAGGTGGGGTAACAAAATGATAGAGACTGTATTTGCACTTATCTTAACTTTAAACGGAAATATGATAGAGCATGTATATAAAAACTCGTTATCCGATTGTTTGAAATCAAAACGTGTCGCGCAAAACGAAGTAAACCCAGAAAGAGTTGTATTTTCTTGCCAAAAAGTAAAGGCTAAAACTGAAATATACATGGATCGAAAAAAGATTTTAAGTATAATAAAATAAAATAATGAGACTAAGTAAACATTTTACATTAGAAGAAATGACTAAGTCGATGACGGCAGCTCGTAGAGGTATTGACAATACTCCTGGAGCTGGTGAGATTAAAAACTTGGAGAATGTATGTTATGAAATACTGGAACCGGTTCGCGCGAAGTTTGACAAACCCATTACTATTACCTCTGGCTACAGATCCGAAGCGCTTTGCGAAGCGATCGGCAGCAAAAAGACATCGCAGCACGCGCGTGGGATGGCTGTTGACTTTGAAATCATGGGTACACCAAATATTAAAGTAGCTTACTGGCTAATTAATAACGTAGATTTTGACCAATGCATATTAGAATATTACAAACCTGACGATGGCCAAGCGGGCTGGATTCATGTGTCGTATAACGAGAAAGGCGCAAACAGAAAACAAGTGCTAACTTTCGACGGAAAAAAATACGAGAACGGACTTCCGGACATGAAGTGGAAAGACGGCCAGGTCGTAGAATAATGGTAAATTTTAAAATAGGCCATGTTGATACAGTGCACGGCGAGTGTCCACATTGTCATGAGGATACTTTATTAGTCGCTGTTGTTTCAGATTATTATAGATGTACTTCTTGTGGTGAGGACACAAGACAATACATAAACGGAGCAATAAAATATTTAAAATTAAATGAGATTGATAGAGAATGGCTAAAAGAAAACCGCTCTTCGGAGTAAATAATTATCATAAAAAAACACCTAAAAGACGTCCGGGTCGACACGCTAAAAAAATGTCTAAACGTAAACCACCACGTAAACGCTACAGGGGTCAAGGCCGTTAATTATGGAAAAAGTTATTGTAATAACGTTATTATTTTTAACGTGGAACGGAGATATTAAACAAGAGTCTTTTGAAATACCATCAAAAGAAAGTTGTGGCACTTGGTTTGAAACAAATGTAAAAGTGCATGAACGTAAACAAAGAAAAATGTTTAGTAATCACTATTATCATACATACGATGGTAAACAAGTTATTGGATATATTTGTAGTGATGATTTACCACAATAATTAAATTTCGTTAATTGGTCTACACTCAAACTTTATTGTAATTCTGTCACGATTTACTACTTCTCTACCCACTTCTTCATTTAAACCCATAGCGTTGAGATAACCTGCAGTTGCACAATCAAAATGAGTCGGAAATTTACCTGCATCCATAGGATCCATACAAGACATGTGAAGAGCTGAACACACCTGCATTATTAGTAAAAATTTCATTTGACCTCTTGTATATTTTAAGTTAATGTCCTATATATTAGGAAACAAATAAAAGAAAGGTTACAAGCTATGACAGACTTTAGCAAGTACAAAAATATAACGGTCGATCATGACACATACGCGACCATAACAAAGCTTCAAACTAGAATTACACCAGATGTAAAACTAAGTAGAAGTCAAGTTGTAAAAACATTAGTGAACAAAGAAGTAAAAAAGTTAAATGGCAAACTTAGCAAATAGTAATATATTCTTTGAACATAAACTCACACCAGAGCAAAAACTTTGGAAAGCAGTTTTATCTCAAGGAGTGTATGAAGCGTGTTCTAAAAAAGCACAAGCTTTGCCATTAACTTATGGTGAAATGAGATCTGCATTAGAGTGGATTGATTTAACTAACAGAGACTTTAAACAAGTATGTATATTTGCAGGATATGATCCTGCGTATATTTATAGAAAGGCAAAAGGAAAGATAAGAAGATATGCGTAAGATATGTGATGCATGTATGGGTAATGGATACAGAAGGATCTGGAAAGATCAAACAGAGAAAGAAAAAATAACAATACAATGTGCAAAATGCAATTCAGCAGGAGAGGTAGAAGATGAAGATTTTAATTATGATTATAGTGGTATTGACACTGACACACTGCAGTAAAATTCAGATAGGAGACTTTAAGTGGGATCCTAAGACTGCTATGATGAGAGCAACGTTTGGGATATCAAAATGATGACAGATAAAGACTGCGCTGAACTAGAAAAACAACTCGAAAGACTGAAGTTTAGGAACGAGGTGCTACATAAAGCAAATCAAAAACAACAAGATGAGATACTAGACTTGAGAACTAAAGTTAAAAAACTAGAACATGATGCAGTCAATCAGTTTAGAAACGATGGTGAACTTTAATGATAGGTTTGTTTTTTATTGGTATACCAGTATCAATAATAGTGTTATACATACTATTAAAAGTAAGAGAATACGATAAAGGAGATATATAATATGCCAGAACAAATACAGATACAGACATTTAATTGGGGACCTTGTGTTACAAAATTTAAAATAAAACCTGAATTTGGTAAACAATTATTAGATGAAGCAAAAAAGAACAGAGAAGATTTTAGAGGTAAATTAGCTGGACAAATAGATATAGAGACAGCTTATAGTGATGAAGCAAGAGCAAAAATGTTACCCTGGTTAGCTCAGTATTTTGGAGTATATGATCAAGCCTACGAAAGACATGTAAACAAAAAACATGATAAAAAACCACATTATATTTTATCTGCTCTTTGGATTAATTATCAAAAACAAAATGAATTTAACCCACCACATGACCATGATGGTAAACTATCTTTTGTTATTTATTTAAAGATACCTGAAAAACTAAAAAAAGAAAATGCAGAATATAAAGGTAAAAGTTGTGGACCAGGTGGTATACAATTCTTATATGGTGACGGCACAAGAGATGCTGTGACTTACATGTCATACTTTCCTGAAGAACTTGATATGTTTATCTTTCCTGCGTGGTTGAAACACTGGGTAAGTCCTTTTAAATCTGATTGCACAAGAATTAGTGTGTCAGGTAATGTACACGACTCTGCACCATTAAATAATCTAGCAAACTTTGCACCAGAATATCTAAAAAAAGAGGTAGCATGAAAAAAGGAGATAGTTGGAGAGATTGCCCGAACTATGAAAGATTTTGGGTAGAAGATACAAAGTTTGGCCACAAAATTACTATACTATTTAAAGATGGTAGCAAAGATGAGATAGATCTTAGATGGCCTGATAGAATTAGAGATAAAGATGGTAGAGTTCGTGACAAGAGATGATGCAATATATTTAGCTGGATTGTTTGATGGTGAAGGCTGTGTGCAGTTTCATCGTAGATACAGAGCAAAAAAGAAAGGTAAACCTAAAAGTTATCATTGTTTGACTTGCACGTTAGATATAGCCATGACAGATAAAGAAACAATTGAACATGTAAAAAGAATTACAGGTCTTGGAAGCGTGAATGTTAGAGTTAAAAATAAATCTCCATCATCAAAATCACATTGGAGAGACCAGTATCGATGGAATGTGAGTCATAGACAAGCATACGAGATAGCAAAATGCATAGCACCTTTTGCTGTAACTAAACAAGAAAAGCTGTTAGAAATAGTGAATCATTATGTCAATTAAACACAAAATAGTAATAAAAAAACCAATTGTAGAAGAAAAGAAAGAAAAACTATATGAAAAAGATAGACCAAGATACGAAGAGCACGACGATGAAGAATACAGAGAGCATTGTAGAAAATTCTTCAAAGGTCAAGTGGAATAAAAGATTTACTTACCCAAAGTCTGTTCGCTCATTGCAAGATGGTAAACGACATTACGAAGTAGGCGACGAAAAGCTGCCGTCTGTAACGACCATTTTGGGTGCTACACAGAGCGACGAGAAGCGAGAGTCTTTGGCAAAGTGGATAGCCAATAAAGGCCAAAAAGAGGCAGATCGTGTTAAGAATGAGGCAGCCAAGAGAGGGTCTGCAATGCATAGTATTTTAGAACATCACATCCTTGGAA